CGAACAGCTTCTTTTTAGAATACTTATCAAGACCACCTACGGCAGAAATATTTTTTGAAGATGTTTTGATGGCAATAGTTTTTTATGGTATGCCAATATTAGCAGAGAACAATAAACCTAGACTTTTATATTATTTAAGACGTAGAGGTTATAGAGGTTTCAGTATGAACAGACCGGATAAAATCTGGAACAAGTTATCTGTTGCAGAAAAAGAAATAGGTGGTATACCAAACTCTAGTGAAGATATTAAACAAGCTCATGCTGCGGCAATTGAAATGTACATACAAGATCACGTTGGCATGAAACAAGATGGTGGCTTTGGTAACATGTATTTTAATAGAACATTAAACGATTGGTCTAGATTTGATATTACCAAAAGAACAAAACACGATGCCGCTATAAGTAGTGGTTTAGCAATTATGGCAAATAATAGACATTTATATGCTCCAAACGCTAAGATAGAAAAACCAAAATTAAACATAAGTATTTCCAAGTATAACAACGCGGGAACTAATTCACAAATAATCAAATAATAAATATGGCAGAGTCTGGCATTAAAAGTTATTTTCCAAGTCAAACAGTTAGTGATGCTGAAAAGCTTAGCTATGATTATGGTTTGAAAGTGGGTAAGGCTATAGAAACCGAATGGTTTAATAATAATAGAAGTTCTAATAGATTTAGAAATAATTATAATAATTTTCACAAATTAAGATTATACGCTAGAGGAGAACAATCTATACAAAAATATAAAGATGAACTATCTATTAACGGTGATTTGTCTTATCTTAATTTAGACTGGACACCAGTGCCAATTATACCTAAATTTGTAGACATAGTTGTAAATGGTATGGCAGATAGAATGTATGATATAAAAGCGTTTTCACAAGATCCTTATGGTGTTGAAAAACGAACTGAATATATGGAATCTATATTAAACGATATGAGAAGTCAAAAGTTTAATGAATATGCTAAATCAGCTTTTAACATAGATTTATACGAAACTAATAAAAATAATTTACCTTCAACCGAAGAAGAATTAAAACTGCACATGCAGTTAACCTACAAACAGTCTGTAGAATTGGCTGAAGAACAAGCCATAAATGTTTTAATGCAAGGTAATAACTACGAGTTAATTAGAAAAAGATTTTATTACGATCTTACTGTTTTAGGTATTGGTTGTGTTAAAACATCTTTTAATACTTCTGAAGGTGTTACAATAGATTATGTTGATCCAGCTAATCTAGTCTATTCTTATACTGACTCCCCTTATTTTGATGATATATATTATGTTGGTGAGGTTAAATCCATACCAATAAATGAGTTAGCAAAACAATTTCCGCATTTAACAGAAGCAGATCTTGAAGATATAATGAAAAATAAAAGTCATAATAGAAACAATTATAACACTAGATATTCTGCTAAAAAAGAAGATAATAACACTATACAAGTTTTATACTTTAATTATAAAACCTACATGAATGAGGTTTATAAAATAAAAGAAACAGGCACTGGTGCTGAAAAAATTATAGCAAAAGATGATGGTTTTAATCCACCAAAAAATATGGAAGGTGGATATTCTAGATTAATAAGATCAATAGAATGTTTATATGATGGAGCTATGATTCTTGGTACTAGCAAATTATTAAAATGGGAAATGGCCGATAATATGTTACGACCTAAAAGCGATTATACTAAAGTTAAAATGAACTATGCTATTGTTGCGCCTAGAATGTATGATGGAAAAATTGAGTCTTTAGTGGGTAGAATTACCGGTTTTGCAGACATGATACAGCTAACACATTTAAAATTACAACAAGTAATGTCACGTATGGTACCGGACGGTGTTTATTTAGACGCTGATGGTTTAGCTGAAATCGATTTAGGTAATGGTACAAATTATAATCCACAAGAAGCCTTAAACATGTTCTTCCAAACTGGTTCTGTAATTGGTAGATCATTTACACAAGAAGGCGATATGAATCCTGGTAAGGTGCCTATTCAAGAAATAACAAGTGGTAATGGTGGTAATAAAATGCAAGCTTTAATTGGTACGTATAATTATTATTTACAAATGATAAGAGATGTAACCGGTTTAAATGAAGCTAGAGATGGTAGTATGCCAGATAAAGACACTTTGGTTGGTGTTCAAAAACTTGCGGCGGCTAATTCAAACACTGCTACTAGACATGTTTTACAAGCTGGTTTATTTTTAACTGCTGAAGTTGCTGAATGTTTATCACTTAGGATATCTGATATATTAGAGTACTCACCAACAGCTGATGCTTTTATACAAGCCATAGGTAGTCACAATGTTGCTACATTAGATGAAATGAAAGAATTACATCTTTATGATTTTGGTATATTTTTAGAATTAATGCCTGATGACGAAGAAAAAGCTATATTAGAAAACAACATACAAATGGCACTACAGCAACAAAATATAGAATTAGAAGATGCTATTGATCTTAGAGAAATAAAAAATATAAAACTAGCCAATCAATTACTTAAACTTCGTAGAAAAGAAAAATTAGCTAGAGACCAACAGATACAACAAGAAAATATTAGGGTTCAAGGAGAGACTAATATACAAGCTCAAAAAGTAGCGGCTCAAACTGAAGTTGACAAAAATCAAGCTATAACTTCTATGCAACAGCAGTTAGCTAGTACTAAAGCCGCTTTAGAAAGTGAAAAAATGGAACAAGAGTTATTACATAAAAAAGAGTTAATGGCTTTAGAGTTTCAATATAACATGCAACTTAAAGGCGTTGAAGTTGACGGTATGAAAGATAGAGAAAAACAAAAAGAAGATAGAAAAGACGAAAGAACAAAAATACAAGCTAGCCAACAATCTGAAATGATAGAGCAAAGAAAAAGTGGTAAACCACCTAAAAACTTTGAGTCTACAGGTAATGATATACTAGGAGGTGGCTTTGATTTAGAAATGTAGATTTATTAATTATTATTATATTATATTATGGAAGAAAATAAAGAAAATGTAGTTGAAGAAACTACACAAGATAATGTTACAAAAGTTGAGGTAAAAAACACTCAAGAAGATGATAACATTATTAAAGTAAACTTAGATAAACCAGTAAACCAAGAAAAAAATGAAACTAAAGAAGATAACGCTAACGACAGCGGAGTGGTTGCAGAGTCTAAAGACACCGAGCCCACAGAAAAACAAGAAGAGGTACAACCGGAAACAAAAGCACAAGAAGAAACAGTATTAGAAGAAATTACTGAAGAAGCTACCGAAGAACAAGTTGCAGAAGTAGAAGAAAAAATTGAAGAAGCTGTAGCTGAAGCTGAAGCAACCGGTAAACCGCTACCAGAAAATATTCAAAAGTTGGTAAACTTTATGGAAGAAACTGGTGGTGATATAAATGATTATGTAAAACTTAATCAAGATTATAGTCAATTAAATGATAAAAATTTATTATACGAATACTATAAGCAAACAAAACCTCATTTAAACAATGAAGAAATTAACTTCCTTATGGAAGATTCGTTCTCTTACGATGAAGATGTTGATGAAGAAAGAGATATACGAAGAAAGAAATTAGCGTTAAAAGAGCAAGTTGCCGACGCTAGAGCTCATCTGGAGGGGCAAAAATCCAGATACTATGAAGAAATTAAAGCTGGTTCAAAACTTACGTCTGAACAACAAAAAGCTTGGGATTTCTTTAATAGATACAACAAGCAATCAGAAGAAAATGCAAAAGCTGCAAAAAATTCTAGATCTATTTTTGATAAAAAAACTAATGAAGTTTTTAACGACAAATTCAAAGGTTTTGAATATAAAATTGGAGATAAAAAATTCAGGTTTAATGTTAAAGATAAAAACAATGTTAAACAGCAACAAAGTGATATTAATAATTTTGCTAAAAAGTTTTTAGGAAAAGATAATGAACTACAAGATGCTGCTGGTTATCACAAATCTATTTTTACGGCTATGAATGCTGACGCTATTGCAAAACACTTTTATGAACAAGGTAAGGCTGATGCTATGAAAAATAGTGTAGCTAAAGCTAAAAATGTTAATATGGATCCAAGACAATCTCATGGTGAAATAGAAGCTGGTGGAATAAAAGTAAAAGTATTAGGTGATAATTCTTCTGATTTTAAGTTTAAAATTAAAAACAATAAATAACAATTTAAAATAAAAAATTATG